TCCGATCTATATACAAAAGCAAAACAAGAAAACAAGCCAGCACCAGAAAACTATGTCTTTGAATTAGATGAAGATGTAAAAGATAAGTTTTCTATTGATGAAAATTCTAAGGATTATCAAACATTTGTTCCTTTGATGAAGGAATTAAATCTGTCCAATGAAAAGGCAAACAAACTTATCAATGAATATGCAAGAATGAAAATTGCAGAACAAGAAGGTGTTGATTTTGAAGCTGAAATGGACAAGATTGGTGGTATTAATGGGCCAGTTGTTCAAGGATTGGTGACATTTGCCAAGAAGAACCTTGACCAAGAAGGCATTGATTGGTTGTCCGATAAGGTTCGCACAGCCGAAGATGCTGAATATATGAACAACTTGATTAAAAAAGCTCGTGGTGCAAACGTTTCCATTCCAGAAACAAGCATTGAAACGCCAGCAGATATGCAAAAAACAGCTCGTGATTATGCAGACGAAGCGTTTAACTATCAAAAGGAACACGCACGGACTATTGGATATACTCCAGAGCAACAACAACATTATATGCGGTTGATGGAATTAGCAGCCAGTAAAAAATAATGTTGACAAGTCTTAAAATATGTTCTACAATATAATTATCAAGTTATAAGGATAAGCGTTAGCCCCTTGATAATACGATTGCTTTAAGACTTAAAGAAAGTCTAGAACAGCCCCCGATGGGATAACTGGTCGCCAAAGAGTGTCCTGGTTATTAAATCGGGGCGTATTATTAATATTAGCGAAAGGTAAAACTAAAATGGCAACACAATTGTCAAACAACCTGATTACTATTTTTGACTCCGAAGTCAAACATATTTATCAGTCCGAAGGTTTTACGTTAGATGGAACCGTTCGTAAAAAAACGGGCAACGCCAAAACCTTCAAATTCCCTGTGTATGGAACTTTACAAGCTGAAGAGCACGTTCCTGGACAGGATGCGTTAATCCAAAACGCCACACAACGTCAAGCTACGGTTATTGCACAAGACCGCCGTGTTGTGTCCGCTGTGGATAAATTTGAAAACTTACAAGTAAACTACGATGACCGTCAAGAAGCCGCTCGTGCTCAAGCTATGGCTATGGGCCGTGACAGCGACCAAATGATTATCAATGCGTTGGCAACTTCCACAACAACAAAAGCTATTACAGAAGGCAGCACAGCTAGCTTAACATTAGCTAAATTGAAATCCGCTGTGGAATATATGGAAAAAGATGAAATTGACTTAGGTCAATGTACATTCTTGGGTTCCTATGAAGAAAAGCAAGCTTTGTTGGACGAAATCAAAGCCACATCTACTGACTACGTTTCTTCTCGTCCTTTGGAAACTGGCAACTTTGACGGTTTCTTGGGCATTGGAAAGTTTGTCTGGATTGGTGAACGTCCTGAAGGTGGCTTGCCAGTTTCTTCAAACAAGCGCAAGAACTTCTTGTGGCATCACGATGCTGTTGGTTTGGGCGAAGTTTTGAACGTTCAAACTCGTACAGACTGGGATGCTAAGTTGGGTGCCGACTTGGTGCAATCTTACTACTCCGCTGGTGCTGGTGAAATTGACCCAACTGGTATCGTTAGTATTGAATGTTATACATCGTAAGGAGGTAAACTATGGCATTTGCAAGAGCTAATTTAACCATCGTGAAAGATAATTTCAATGGTAAATCTAAAGTGTGGTGCTATACCTCTGATGACAACTATGCTGGTTCTAACTACTTTGACCCAGTTATTGATGTTTTAGCTGTTGGAGATATTATCCTTGGCGGTAAAAAATCTTCCACACAAACAGTTGACATCTTGTTGGTAACATCTACCACAACTCACGTAACAGTCACTAAAACGGCTGCTTCGTAATAACCCAGGGGAGGGGGTAATTTCTCTCTCCCCATTATTTTATAAATAGGAGAATGATTATGGCAACTACTGCTGTTGATTTGTGTTCTAAGGCTCTATTGTTAATTGGTGCAAACGCAATTCAATCGTTTGATGACGGAAGTCGTGAATCAGATGTTTGTTCTTCTATTTATGAAACGGTACGGGATACCTTGTTGGCAAACAGGTTATGGTCGTTTACATTAGAACAACTTGATTTAGCAAGATTATATGAAGAACCATTGAGAGATTGGAAGTATGCTTATGCGATTCCAAAAGAAGTTATCCGTATAAAAAAGGTAAGTAATTCAAAGACTTTTGAGTTGGTAAATGGAAAATTGTACTCAAACAACCCAACGGTATCTATTGATTGCCAAAAGGCTGTGGATGTTTCTGAAATGCCACCGTATTTTCAAACGGCATTGATTTCAGAATTGGCATCTAAGTTGGCTGTATCTTTGTTGGGTGATAACTCAAAGTACCAGTTATTTTCCAATATGGCTCAAAGGGATTTAATAAATGCTCGGATTGCTGATTGTCAAAACAGGCCGAACATTAAATTTGGAGAAGATTCTTTTTGGATTACAGTAGCGAGGTGGTAAGAGATGCCATTAAAAGTAATACAAACAACTATGAGTGCTGGGGAAATATCCGAAAATGCGGCATCTCGTATTGACCTAGAATTATTTAACAAATCGTTAAAATTAGCGAGGAATGTCTATATTAACTGGACAGGAAACGTTGTTAAACGTGAAGGCAGTAAACTCGTAGCACAAGATGATGATATAAAGCGTATTGCTGGCTTTATGTTTAATGGTGACCAAACATACTTGCTGGCGTTCAAAACAACAGGGATAGATGTTTATAGCAACGATACACTTGTGACAACCGTTGCAGAAACGTTTACAGAAAAAGAAATTAAGGAATTGACCTACACACAATCTGGGGATGTGTTCTTGATTTTCCATAACAACTTTATTCCAAAGAAGCTTGTTAGAACATCACACTCTGTGTGGACTATTTCTAGCTTAAACTTTGAAAACATACCAAAATATGCTTATGGTACAATTACAACTTCATTCCCAAATTCAACATTAAAATATACAAATATGACAGGGAATACAAAGGTCACATTTGTATCTAGCGTTGCTCAACCAGAATGGGTTGGACAACAAATTATCTTAGATAAGGGTGGCGTTCTTGAGGTTTATAAATATAAGAATCACACAACAATTTGGGCAAAATGGAAGGTCGGCCCACCAGATTCTGATGATGTGGGGTCGGCAGAATGGGAGCTAGATACAGGATATGAAGACGTTATGAGTGCAACACGTGGGTATCCATCTTGTGGGTGTTTTGGTAAATCTCGTTTGTATATGGGTGGTATTAAATCTTTTCCACAATGTATTCTCGGGTCTAACATTGATGACTATTGGAACTTTGATACAGGAACTGGTCGTGCAGATGAAGGTATAATGTATGTTCTTGATACGTTTAGTCCAATTAAGTATATGAAATTTAATCAAACTTTGTTGGCTTTCACACCAGATACAGAGCACTTCTTAAACTATTCCACGGCTGGAACAATTACTCCAGAGTCGTTTAATATGTCTTTGTCGTCAAAGCACGGAACATCTTGTGAACCAATAGACTTAGATGGTGTTACTATTTTCTCAGAGAAGAATGGGCATATTTTAAGGTCGTTTATCTATGATGATAATGCTAGGAACTACAATGCAGAGAACGTATCTGTACTAGCACCGCACTTGATTAAGGGCGTAACAGCTATGGCAACACGTCAAAGCTATGATAAAAACCCAAACAACCTTGCTTATTTGTTAAATAGTGATGGCACTATCACATTGTTTAACTTATTACGGGAACAAAACTTAAGAGCATTTTCTAGATGCGAAACAAAAGGAAACTATGTTGGGCTTTGTGGTGTTGGCAAAGAAGTCTATTGTTTGTGTGACAGAGATATTAATGGAACAACAAAGAGATTCCTTGAGAGATTTGATGCCGAATATCAATTAGATTGTGCTATTAAAAAGACAGCCGTACAAAACGAAACAACTTGGACAGGGTTGAGCGTATTTGAAGGTATGGATATGCCTGTTATTGGTGACGATGTGTTCTATTCTGGCGATTATCCAGTTGAAAGCGGACAGATGGAAGGTGTTTCTGGACTGGAAGGCGTACAACAAGACGTTCTGGGAACAGGCGATGGATTTAAGAAGATAGAAGTTGGCTTCCCATACATTCCAGAATTAACGACAGTAGGCTTGGAGTACCAGAGCAACGCAGGTATTTCGTTTGGTAAGATAAAGAGATTGGTGTATTTTAATGCTAAAGTTATTGAAACACTTGGTATTAGCATCTATTATAATGGTAAAAAGCATACAATTAACTACATTGAATTTGGAGAAAATACGCTGAATAATAAATTAAATCTTGCAACTGGATTCAAAAAGGTGTATGCTGGAGGATATGGAGATACATTAGAGGTAACAATCACACAAGATTTCCCGACTAAGTTTAATCTTGTTGGCTTTGAAGTAGGAGTAGAATAATGGGTGACCCAGTAACAACGGCGGCAATAGTAGCGGGTGGTGCGACAGTAGGGCAAGCCTATCTTGGCGGTAGGCAACAAAGAAACCAAGCAAAGATACAAGCTGCACAACTTACAACAGAGCAAAAAGCGTTACAAACTAATGCAGCCATTGAACAAGCAGAACGGATGAGAAAATTAAAGACAATTCTTGCGGCACAAAATGCGGCATTTGCTATGATGGGTCAAACAGCTGGAGTAGGCTCTGCTGCCGCTATACAAATGGATAGCTTAAACGAGGCGGCAAGGGAACAAAGAATTGCAAATTTGCAGACATCTATTGCAAGCAAAGGATTAGATTATAACATCTGGTCTGCTAAAAAAGCATCCCACCTCGCGGTTGCAAACGCTTTTGTAACAGCTGGATTAAATACTGCTGCGAGAGTTGGAGAAGCGTATGTTATGGGGTCTTTTTCACAAGGTGGTACAACCAATGCTCCAGGGGTTACAACTAATACTCAAGGCGGCACAACCAATGCGGGAGGAAATAAATAATGGCAGATATACCAAGATTTAATGCCCAGCTTGCTCAAATTTCTGTTCCGTCTATGCACAATTTCCAACAAGAACAGAATGAACAAATTTACAGAGCTGTTGCTCAGTTAGCCGACACATCTGCTAACATTGCTGGAAATTTATATAAAGAAGAACAAAAGCAAAAGGCATCTGTGCAAGGTGCAGAAGATGTTGAAAAAGCTAAGGAAGATGGAAAAGAATTTGATTTGGCGAGCCTCCCAACTGCAACAACGGCTGCACAAAAGGCATATAATGATAGCGCAATTAATGCGTTTGCTGCTCAATATACAGTTGATACTTCTCTTGCTTTAACAAACTTAGAGAATGAAAACAGGGATAACCCATTTGAGTTCTTACAAAAAGCACAGGCATACATAGATGGTGCATCGTCAAATATACCTGCAAATCTAAGAGCATCTATTGTTAAGCCAATTGAAATGAATGCTCGCTCTATTTATAGTTCTTTATTAAAAAAGAAGATAGATGATAATAGAAAAGCATCTCAGGCAACTACGTTGATTAGCTTGGATGAAATGGAAAGAGATGCTCTAAACACAGCGGACCCAACTGTTCAAGATGAAAAAATCGGACAATTTGTTACAATTGCAACCAACGCCGCTGTTGCGGGAGATATAACTCCAGAGTATGCAAGAAAAAAAATAGAAAGCATAAGAAAAGGAATTGCAAGCCAAAGACTAACAAATCAGCTTTTGGCAAGCGGTGCAGACCTTAAGAAAATGACTTCCATTATTAATATGGCTATGCTTGGAAAAACGGATTCAAAATTTTTTGATTCGCTATCACCAGAAGAACGTGCAGAAGCAACAAAGACAGCTCTTGGAAATATCTCTTATGCGAGGGGATACCCTGGTCAAATTGCGGAACAGGCTGGAAAATATTTTATAAACGAGGCACAACTTAATATGTATAATAATGCATCTAAGAACGATGCTTTAACAGATGAAGACCTGAAAGATATATCTTGGGGAAACAAATCTTTATTTAATGCTATGAAGGCGGATTATTCTGGTGAAACAAAAATATCTGTTCCAGCTGTTGTAGATGATATTATAAAGGGTATTGATAATGGCTCAATTGATGAAAAAGATATTATTGATGCTTTTGATAGTGGATATATTACTGGTAAAGATGCTTTGTATAATTTGAACTCTTTATATTCCCCATTGTCGTTAAATAAAAAGAAAAACGGGTATGATGTGTTTAGGCGCAATCTAGACACACAATTAAAAGACATAACAAACTCTATTGGCGTTGTATCAAAGACAAATGTTAAAAAGAAGTATATAGATGAAAATATGAACGCCTTTTTGTCTGGAAAGGATAGAACAGATGACGAAATACTTTCTTTTGGAAATGCATTAGAAGAACAGGCCAATAAAAAGTTTTCAAAAGAAAATGAATACGAACCAGTATATACACCACAATGGTTCCAAGAAAAAACAGGATATAGCATTTCTGTAATAGAGAGTGCTGTTATGGAAGCAAGCGTTGGTGGGCAATTAGATATGAAAAAGTTAAGGCAGTTGCTATTAGATATGACTGGAAATGATAGAAACGCAGCAAGCAGCTTGTATTCGTTATACTTGGCTGTAAAAAATCAATAGGAGGGTATGATGTCTAATTTAGAAGAAATTGAAAAGTTTGAATCTGAAAACGGAGTTCCTTATGTTGATTTATTTGCTGGCGAACAAAATGACTCCATTCAGGGAACTGGAACATCTATGGATGGAAAAACAATGCAAGATTATGCCAAATCTAAAGGAATAGGTCTTGCTGTTGCTGATGGTGTATATGGCGGTATCCGTTCGCTAGTGGAACTTGCTGCAATTCCTGTATATAAGACAACATCTAAGATAATGACAGGCGATTGGGGCGATTTTGAAAAAGATGCTTCAGAAGAATTTAACCAAATGATGCCAGAAGAAGTTGCTCCAACGACAACTGGTGAAGGTATTGCCCAAGGGTTGGCCAAATTTGGAACATCTACTTTTATTGCTGGTGGTGTTGGAAAAGTTGCTGGCCTTACTGGAAAGGGAGGTGCAATTACCGATTTTACAATAAAGGCTTGGTCAAAATCAAAAGATGGATTACAAGTTGGTAAAATACTTGCGCCAGCATTAAATGGTATGATTGGCGATGCCACAGCGTTCTGGCAAGATAAAGAGAATTTGTCGTCAATTCTTAATGAGCATTCTGATAATAAGTATATTAAGGAAATTTCTAGTTGGTTGGCAATAGATGAAGATGATGATGTTGCAGACAGGATGTTAAAACAATCTTTAGAAGGGTTGTTTACTGCTGGTGCGGTTAATGGTATATTCAAAACATTAAAAGGAATTAAAGATTATGGAAAGGCGGTAATTAAATCTGCAAGACTTGCACGGACATCAAAACAGTTTGGAGAAGAAATAAAGCAATTAACAAGAGCTCAAAGAATTGCTGAGGTTCCAGAAACAGCAGAGCAAATTGTTGATGCTGTTGAGCGTGGAGAAAGAATCGCCCCTAAGAACTTTGAGGAATTAAAACAACAAGTAAAAGAGGTTAAAAAAGTTAAGGATTTGGGCATAGAGATACCAAGAAATCCAGACCGTATTTCTGTTGAGCAAGCAAAAAGAAGCGTGGCAAAAAGAATAACCGATTTAGGATGGGGAGATGCTGAAAATCTAACAACAGAGCAATTAAACAAACTCGCAAAGGATGCTGAAAATCAAGTAGAAAAAGTTATGCCAGCGTTGCAAAATGAAGAAGATGTTTTTATAGGCGGCCTGGTAAAAATGAAACAGGCTGGAAAAGACTTTGCAGAAGGACAAATTTCTAAGGCAGAAAGAAATCAAGAGTTTTTCAAAGCGTTGGGTGAAACGGCAAATGCTTTTGGTGCAACTCAAGATATGCTTTATGAATCTGGAAAAGCCTTGGGGTATGCCTCTCAAAACGAAGCACATAAAACTATAAAAGATGTGTTAAATGCTATTATAGACAATGCAGATGAATTAACACAAGACAAGCTTTTTGACATCTTTTCTGGAGCGAAAACAGTAGAAGAACTAAGAAGCAAGTTGATGAAGCTTGGGTATATTGATGAAAAAGCATTTAAGAAAAGTTTTGAACAAAAAGCAAGGAATGCATTTGCTCAGGTTACTGCTCTAGAGCAAGCTGGATTAATGTCAAACTTTGGAACAGTATCAAGAAACATTATTACATCTTTAGAAATGGGCGTTGAGAATATTGTGTCAAAACCATTTTCGGCGGCTGTTTCTGGACTAAAAAGGGGAATCTTTAGAAATGGCTCTCCCGTTTCTGGTGTAGAAGCAAAAGAAGCTTTTGCAACAATGGGTGGTTATCTTGATGCTATTAAAGATAGTGCTGAATGGATGTTTGACAAAGTAATACGAAAAGCAGATGTTGGTGAATCTCCTTGGAGCATTTACAGAAATTCTGCCAGCAGAAAGGCTATGACAAACCTACCAAAAGAGGTTGGTGAAACATTCAAACACGGAGGACCGCTATCTAGAGCAATTGAAAAATATATACAAGTAAGTGGTGTTGGCGTTTCTGAAAAGATAGATAACTTTTTTGAATCTGTTTTTTATCGTGGCGAGGCCAGAGCCAGAGCTTATGAATATGCAGCAAGAATGGGTAGAGAAAAGAAATTAACAAGCAAGCAAATAAAAGAGCTCTATAATAATACGTTAGATAAAGTTATGGGTGTTGATATAACACAAAAGAAAAATCTTGCTAGTGTTGCTGACGAAATAATGTCAGATAACCTTGTTGAGTTGTCTATTGCAAAAAAAGCGAGAGAAGGTGCGGCAAAGGCAACCTTCAGAGGAAGTCGTGGATATATAACAGAAAACGTTATCGGAAAAACGATGGATGCTTGGTGGTTTACAAGACCATTTATTCCATTTTTCAAAACAAGCTCAACGATTTTCTTGGATAGATTTATAGGCGATTTAACGCCACTTGGTGTTTTCTCAAGGTCTTTTTGGTCTGCTATGAAAAAGGGCGGTAGAGAAATGGATGAAACTATCGGGAAAATGGTTATGGGTGGTGGACTTTTAACGTATGGATATACACTAGCAATTGATGGAAGAATTACTGGTGATTATTCAACAGACCCAGCTGTGAGAAATTCTCAAATAGCGGCAGGTTGGCAGCCGAACTCAATGGTATTTGAAAACGATGATGGTACAAAAAGATATATTTCTCTTGATTATCTTGGTCCTTTATCTATGTGTTTGAAATATCCAGCAAAATTATTATCGGCTGTTCAAGACTATAAAAACAGCTTGAAGTTTTATGAAGATGAAAAATTTATGGATAAAATGTCGGTGATTGCTTCTGCGTTTATTGCAGATGCAATGGATGAAGTAGCATTAAGATATTTTGCTGATGGTATATCTTTGTTTAGGGGAAACAAACCAGATGAAATTTTAGCAAGATTTGGAGAGGGCGCATTAAAACTGCCATTAAAATTTGTTCCACGTGAAATTAGTGAGGCTGCACCTATGTTTACAAATCCAGACCAAATTAAACAAATGCTTGATGGAATAGGTGATGAAGTAAAAAAAACATTTGGCGTTCCAACAAACGATGTTTATGATGTGTTTGGTGAGCAAGTTTTAGATAAAAGTCCATTTTATGGGATATTAGGTATAAAAACAAAGAAAGTTGAAGAAGAAAAATGGCTTGAAAATCTTGCTGATTTAGGCATCGGTTTTGAAATGCCAAAGAAATCTATTACAAGAGATAAAATACCTCTTGATTTAACTCCAACTCAAGCAAACAATATAAGAAAAGAGATGGGAGAACTTAATGTGAAACAAGCATTGAAAGATACTTGTTCTACGAAAACGTTTATGGGGTTGTCTAAAGATTTACAAAAAGATATTGCAAAAACGATATTTAATCAATATAGAGAGGCCGCAATACAGCGTTACTATCTTAAAGATACTGATTTACAAGAACAATTTAAGGATAGGATAAAGAGCATTAGTAAAAAATATGTTCCAACTATGAGGGTTGAATAAGAAAATGGTTGCAAAAGTAAAACAAACGTGCTAACATAGTAATAGGAGAATAGGAAAATGACAGATACGCACATTAAAATAAACAATGTAACTCCCAAAGTTCAATACACAGGAAACGGAAGCACGGTATCTTTTCCGTATTCTTTTGCTATATTTGATGATTCGGATATGGTTGTCTATTTGGGTGACGCCATTATTACAACTGGATATACGGTAAGTGGTGCAGGTCAAACAGAAGGTGGTGCTGTTGTGTTTGATACAGCCCCTGCTGATGGCGTAAAGATTACATTGTTGCGTAGTGTTCCTATTGAACGGGTTACGGACTTCCAAGAAGGCGGTACTTTTAGGCCAAAGAACATCAATGACGAATTTGATAGACAAACAGCGTTTGTTCAACAAGTACAAGAAACATTGGACAGAGCAGTAAAGGTTGGACCAACAAGTGATATTACACCAGAAGTTGTGTTGGCACAAGTAGAACGTGTGTATTCTTCTATTGATAATGTAGATACCGTGGCTGACAACATTACAGATGTGAACTCTGTGGCTGCTAATGCAACGAATATCAACACAGTAGCTGGCAGTATTAGTGATGTTAATTCTGTTGGTGCTAGTATCTCAAATGTGAACTCTGTTGCTGCTGACTTAACAAATGTAGATTCTGTGGCTGGAGATTTAACAAACATTGATACAGTAGCTGGTATTGCTAGCGATGTTTCTGGGGTTGCAGCCATTTCTTCTGACGTTACAGCTGTTAATTCAAACAAGACAAACATTAACAAGGTTGCTGGAGATATTAGTAGAGTAGGCTTGGTTGCCGATGATATTGATAGTGTACATACGGTGGCTGTAGATATTTCTAATGTAATTGATGTTGCCGATAACAAGACAAATATAGACACAGTTGCTGGCGATATTTCGGATGTAAGTACTGTTTCTGGCTCTATTTCCAATGTAAATACTGTTGCTGGCTCTATTTCAAATGTGACGGCTGTGGCAGGAAATGCAACGAATATCAATGCTGTTGCGGCTGATTTAACAGATATTGAGTCGGTAGCAAGTAATATCACAAATGTAAATGCTGTGGCAGATAATGAAACAAACATTAATGCAGCTGTTTCAAATGCTACGGATATTAGTACTGTGGCAACGAATATCGCTAATGTAGGTACAGTAGCTACGAACATCTCTGACGTAAATGATTGTGCTACCAATATGGCTGACATTACATCTGCTTCTGCCAATGCGGCTTTGGCTAAGGATTGGGCTAATAAAACAGGCTCAACAGTAGATGGTAGTGAGTACTCTGCTAAATACTATGCACAACAAGCGGCTTCTACTCTTGCCAACAAGATAGATAAAGGATACGCTGTTAATGACTTTGCTACCAACTGTATTACAGAGATTCCACAGGATATTAAACTAGAATTATCTAGTGGAACGCTGACGTTAAAGAGTGGTTCTGTTATTACATTACCAAATGGGAGTCAATATCAACTTACAGAAGATAAAACATATACAAATAGCACAACAAAAGATGATGGACAATATGCTATGTTTTCAAGTAGAAGTACTGGTACTATTCAAGGACCGACAAGTCTAGCAAATATATTGTCTGGTCCAATAGCAAATAGACCTGCTTGGTCTTCTTCAATTCGTGGTAGGGTATATTATGCTTCTGACACAAATAAAATCACTCTTGCTGGTGGAAGCGGATGGAATGATGATTGGGGTGTTGCACTTCCATTCTGTATTGTTACAATTACCAACAATGTTATTACATCCATAGATAAAGTATTTAACGGAGCAGGATATATCGGTCATCACGCATTTGTTTTGCCTGGCGTTAAATCTATACAAGCCTATGGAATTAATAGCGATGGAACACCAAACACGACAAACCGAAGTTCAAATGCGTTGGCTATTGTTGAAATGAGTACGCCTTCTGCCATTGGAACAAGAGCAATAGGTATGCTTACTTCTGTTCCAGGAAGCTTAAAGATAAATTATTGTGGAGAGGTAAAAACTCGTTCAGATTCTACATTACCAACTGCTTGGCGGTATTATTACATAGCAGATGAAAACAGGATTAAGTTTAGCACAGATGGAACAAATATATATAACTGGAACGATGTTATTCTTGTGAAATATACATACAATGGAACATCTGTTACACAGTTTGATATAAGTCCAGTATCTGGATTATCTGCAAACCACATTACAACTGCTTTAACAAGTGTCACTGGGTATGATGCCACAAAGACACAGACGTTGAAGCACGTTAGCGGAACATTAACTTGGGTAACTGATTCATAGAAAGGAGCATAAAATGGTAGAAGAAATTGTTGAAGAAGAAGGCACGCCAGCAATCTTTTTGCGTAAGGTTGATGTCATTATCCAGAACGGAGAAGATGAAGAGCCAATCGTAATTAAAGCTGATGACGGAGAAAAACAAGATGCCGCTGAAAAAGGGGAGTAGTCAAAAGGTAATCTCTGCTAACATCAGAGAGTTACGCAGTAGTGGTCGCCCAAAGAAACAGGCGGTTGCTATTGCTTTATCACAAGCAAGACGGAGTAAAAGAAAATGAATGCCACAGAAAAGTTCAAAGAAGATAAGTCAAACTTTATTTTTTGGTTGTCTTTACAAGCTATAATTTCTTTTTTGGCTTTAAGCACGCTATTTGGACTATTTATTGTAAAGTCGTTTGAAAACAATGTTACTATGGAACAAACAGCGACTGGAAACTACTATAATAATCAGGAGATACATAAATAATGGAAATGCATCAAAAGATAACGATGAATATACCTGGTGGTGGAAGGGCAAACAACAACCTGTCTATGGTTATTAAGCGACCACACGGGCCAGTAAAACAAAAACGTTTCAAATCGTTAAAAGATGCTATGTCTTACTTGAAAGAGCAGACAGACAATGAATATGAAGGATAGTGCAATACGTTTTTGGCTTACACATCACTATTTGAAAAGGATAGCAAAGAAATATCCGCTCTTTTTTGACCAATTAATGTATGAAGTTTGTGATAACAATCGTGAAAAACTTGTAATGTCAAAACGTTATTTAGAACGCACGAAGTTTGAAACTATCGCAATTGATATGAATGTAGATGTGCGGTATGTGTTCAGGCTTCACAGACAAGTTATTGATAAACTTATAAAAATTTAGCCATAATTTATACCATAACAATTTAATTTGCCTTTTGCTAGACTATTATACAAGCAAAGGGCGTTTTAACTGCTTGCTCTTTGTAAAACGCTAGAGTGGGTTGCGGCTATCAACGCTAAACAGCCCGCTCTGGTAAGCAGAAAGGAGAAAGGATGTATAACTACAACCCATATAATTTTAATCAGACGATGTTTAATCAACCGTCAACTATACAGAATCTTGCGCAGACGAGTGCTACGCAAGCGCAGATATATTTCGTAAGCTCACCAAAGGATATGGAAAAAATCCAGCCAACGCTGAATGTTATGTACGTTGGTATAAATAAAGAAAAGAATGAGATATATCTGCGACAAATTAACAACGCTGGCTTAATAGATTTTAACACATACTCATTAAGTACTGGCGCACAAGAAAAGAATGACTTTACCAAGATAATGGAAAGGATAGATAAGTTAGAAAACAAACTGGAGAAAGGAGCAACAAATGCAAATAACACCACAAATGATGCAAGCGATGGCACAAATGCTAATGCAGGGTCAGTTTCGCAACCATCCGCTAATGCAACAGTTTAATCAAATGATGGCTGGTAAAACTCCAGAGCAACAAAAAGAAACATTATTGAATTACGCCGCATCAAGAGGGTATGACAAGAAGAACATACTTAACTTGATGAATGGCAGTATGTTCCCGTAAGGTGATATTCCCGAAGAGGTGATAAGTTTAACTTTAACAAGGAGAAAATACTATGGCTGAAAATGATGGCTTGTTGACAGTAACAAATCCAAACAACGTAGGAAACTTTGATAGGTTTTGTTTGGTGCTTACGATTTGTCCAAATAGTGTTATTACTGGTGTTCCAGTAGAATATACTGTGACAATCAATGGTACTGCTGTTCCTATTATTGACAGGTGGGGTTATCCTATAACGTCTGATAGACTAAGAACAAGAACGCTTTACAAAGGTCGTTATGTTACTGTGGATGGCGCTTCCCACGTTACGTTGATAAACGTTTGTGATGATGTTCCAGCTTCTACTGCGGCTGCTACTGCTAGCACAACTGGAGGTGAATAATGACAACGGAAGAAAGAAAAAAACTCTATGACGATTTTCACTCTGGAGTCCGTATGATGATGGACAAGATTGAGAAGATGGCTAGAGAAAAGAGTGCGTGGACATTATGCGAAATGGGCGAACTTGCCGACATAATGAAAGACTTGGCTATGACAGAAAAAGGAATTGCTAAGGCGCACCACTACTATTCTGAGAAGTCAGAAGAAGTGTATTAACTTTTTTGTTGACAACATAATAAAAGGGGGCTATCATATTTATATGGTGTGGTAGTCCTCTTTGGCTTGAAGGGAGGGCAAAATGAGAAAGGCAATGAAGATGAACGTATCATTTGAAACTATAATGGCATTTGTGAGTGCTGTGGTTGCACCATTTGTCGCATTTGTTTTCAAAGAAGTTTCTGCTGTTAAAAGAGATTTGGCTGATTTTAAGAAAGAAGCGGCAGAAAAGTACGCATCAAGAGAAGAGTTTATAAGGCTAGAAGATAAGATTGATAACTTAACACAACTTATTATTGACAGACTACCCAAAAAAGGTAAATAAATGAACATATTTGAAAGATTGTTAGGCGGGGGCAAGAAGGACATAGCAGATGAAGAATATGCTGTGTTGGTTGAGCGCATTAAAAAGCACGAAGGTTTTAGGACTTTCCCTTACAAATGCCCTGCTGGAAAATTGAGTATTGGGTATGGACGTAACCTAGATGATTGTGGCATAAGCGAACAGGAAGCCGAGATTTTATTAAATAATGATATTACAAAGGCAAGGATAGAACTTGCAAACGCTTTCCCTTGGACAATAGAAATGGATGAAAAGCGTAAGAATGTCTTGGTAGAGATGGTTTATAATATGGGTATAAACAGGTTTAAGGGATTCAAGAAGATGTTGGTTGCTTGTCATAATGGCAAGTGGGATATAGCAGCCAAAGAGATGCTGGATAGCAAATGGGCATCTCAAGTAAAACAAAGAGCAAAGACACTTGCCGAAATAATGAAAGGATAGACTATGATTGATTGGATTTTAGAAAACTGGGATGGTATTTTCAAATGGCTTGGTGTTGCTGTGACAGTATGTACGAGTATTGTTAAAGCCACCCCAACCGTCAAGGATGATTCTGTTGTTGGTAAGGTTGTGAAAGCAGCAGATTGGTTGTCCGTTGTTAATACAGCCGAGAATAAAGCTAAGTTAGAAAAATATGCGAAGAAAAAATAATGCTACGTATTATGATTATGTGCTTATATCCCTTATTCTTGGGGGTATGGCGTAGAGCGTTTGGTTGCGATTGTTGGAACATTCCTGTATTACGGAATAGGTTTGTTCTTCACGCAATAGGCTTTGTGGCGGCTTTTGGTGTGTGCTTTGGGCTTGGGTACCATTGGGCACAATGTTTGCTTTTAGGCGGCGTTTTGCAGGGATTATATTGGGCATTAGGACACGGGCCAGCGTATGATATGTCTAGGGGTGGCTATCCAGATGAAAAGACAATCAAACGATATGAGAAAGTATTTTGGGATAAATGGTGCAAGTTCTTGGTTCCAAAAGAAAGCTGGTATTTTTTCGGATATGACTTTCTGTGGATGTTGTTTAGGTATGGCTTGCCTGCTTGCTTAATGGGAATCATATTATTAAACCCGTATGTGTGTTGGTGTGGTATGGCAACAACGATGGCTTATGCTGTGTGTTGGTCGCTGTATGATAAAGTCAAGTTGCACCATTTGTTTGCCACAGAATTAGCCGAGATTATGGCAGGATTATTAACAGGAGTTTTATTGGTAATATGACACAATACATTCAAGATAACATTCCTGGAATGGACGAGCAGTTGGCAAGAATAGACCAGCGTGGTATTGACAACGAAACAGCACAAATGCACCTTGCTAGGCAGTTTATCAAATACGGAAAGTGGGCAAAGTTTAGCAAAGACCCAGAGTTTAAGAAACGCTGTGAGCGGTGGCGTATGCAAGTTGCTGGTATGATGGGCGGTATGCATAGATAGAAAAACCCCACGTTATTGTGGGGCTTTTCACACCAAGAAGGATTATAGTTTACCACGATATTTTTAATAAGTCAAGAAGAAACCCCAGCACGAAAGGAGCTGGGGCTGTTATGGGGGCGGAGTGTATTTTGTCTTCAAGGAGATTACTCAAATGAATAAACGTAATCGTAAATACAACCCATAACAATAATAGTGTATCACTATATTTAGTTCGTGTCAATATGTTTTTTGAAACAATGGCAAAGACAAATCCCGTCACGATTTATCTCATCCCAACACTTAGAACCTATGCAACCCCTGTCCTTTGCATCTTGCTCACGCGGGCATACCGTTATTGGTAGGTTATGCCTATATCTAAATGTGGAAATCTTTTGAGCATTATCAGTAAGTTCAAGGTTATTCTCCCTAGCAATATCTTCTAGGATATCCATATATTCTTCTATTGTCATTTAATCTTCTCCGTACCTAAAAAACACGCACAAAACAGCAAGAAACTTAGCAACATCTATATTGTAAAAAGCAGTTACAATACTGGCTACCAATAAAATACCACTAATTCTTAGATAAGTTGTACTCCAAGCGTATCTAAGAAACAAAGCATCTAAAAACTCAACAATCATATCAATCATTTCACATCCTATTTCTATTTATTACTCTGTTGCACACAAGCCCTAAAATATATCCATAAATACAGCATATTGAGTTTTCATAACTTAACCCAAGACCCTTTAATATCCCAAGCCCTATTGATGTAATTGCAAACAATACAAGCAACCATAAAACGTGCGTTAACCAAATAAAAGTTATTTCAATCAAGTCTTTCATTTCACACCCCACTTATCAAGATATAAATTGGCATCTCTAATTATTGTTTCCAATATCGTCTTACAATCAGAGCCATCTGTATTAGCAATACAATAAATTGTGTGTTGTGCTTCTTTGAGTTGTTCCTGCAAGCGTTTCCACTCCTCATAACTAGGAACAGGTGCTAGGACTTCTGCTCTATCTGTTCCATTAAACTTACTTAAAGTTTCAAGATATTCCGTTCCAACTTCCATAATATGTGGCGGATTTGTTGTATAAAACTTTACATAATACACATCGTCTTCAAGTTCCCCATCTTTCCATTGTTTAGTTAGTGTCTTTGTCATTCTTCCTCCTTTACTTTCTTTATTGAAACATTAAACTTGTATTTGCCAGTTTCTGGGAAATGGTCATTATCAGCAGACCAATCGCAATGACACCATTCATCTTCCTTTTCTAGTTTTAGTATGCACAACAAAGTTTTAATCAGCCAGCGTGCATTATCATTAAAATCTTCACTATCTGTATCTGGTTGTTCTTGAATTATATTATAGTTTTCATCCCAACAAAAAGTTGTAAATAATGGCTCAACATCATTCTCAACAACACTAGCTTTTTGCATTTCATCATCATAAGATATTGTTATTGTTTTCATTCTTCCTCCTTATTATCTCTGAACATTTGTCTATGTATTTTTGTTGGACTTCAATGCTTGCCATTATCTCGTTATATTCTTTTTGATAATGCAATTCAGATATGGCTTGTAATAAAAACACAAAACAAAGTATTGCCGAAACATAACATTGGCTAATGAGTGCAATAACAATTCCAGCAGTCCAAAGACCCATCACTATTTTTATAAAAGTTATCATTATTCCTCCTTTACTAATCTAAATCTTCTGGATAACCAAATATATCTAATTCTTCTTTATACTCTATATTCTTTTTAAGGACTTTAATGGCATTCAAGATATGCTTATCACTCATATCTGTAAGTTTTATTTTGTTACCATCAGCCATTGTCCAGTATTCTGTGGCAGGATGTCTTTTACGATATTCTCTTTTCAAAGCACTTATCGCTTCATAAGCATCGTTGATATCATAAACAATCTCATCACTCATATTATTCCTCCATATCCTTTAATTCTTTTACTGTTCTTTGAATATCATATAAATCATTTTGAACGCTTGTTAAATTACCATCAAGTTCCTCTAACATATAATAAATGTCCTCAATCGTTCTCTGTTTAGGCATATCTTTAAGTAAATCACAGATATCTTTATCCTCACATAATTCCCAATCAAATGTTTTTTCTGGACTTTTATTCCATTGAACAATAAGTTCTTCAATTTGTGTTTTAGGATTTTTATCTGTATCTCCTTGCCATAAAAAACCTATAAGTTTTTTGGTTTGTCTATCTCTTTTTAGAGTTAAATACTTTTCGCCCATTTTATTCCTCCATATCCCAGTTTTCTTTGTTATACTCTGTTCTGTTCAGTAGTTTGTTGTAGTGGCGACAATTCGTGTCAAAGATACAACCTGTGATTTCTTCGGTCATCTCTGTTCTTGCTAGATAATCCCTACGAGTAATCTCTCTGTCAATTCCAAACAACAATCCTAACACGATTGCAAACGATAATACAATATAACATAATGCTTCTTTCATTTTAACACTCCTTTTGTGGCGGGGTAGGTTGCGACCAATTCGCATAGAGTAAATAGACACAGGAATATAAGTTGTTGCCTACCCCATATTATTAACCATTTATTAACTTTTCATAATTGTTTAATGCTTCTTGATATTTATCTAGGAACTTTTGGCTAATCCTACGCTCGCCGTGTTTTTCCACTTGTGCTAACCACACAACAGAATACCCAGTTGCGATGCTCATAAGTTTTCTAGTCATACCAAGTTGCTTTCTTTTCTCTACAAGTTTATCAAAAGCATCCATTTTATACTCCTATTGGTTCTTTTTCTACCAACACATATCTAGCGTGAGTACCTTTGCTAAATGTGTTTGGCTCTCTAATTGTGATAATATCAAACCCTTTCTTGCGTAAGTCAAATATGACCGCACTAAGTCTTGTGATGTGCCACTTCCAAAATGCTTTCATACTTGTCACACCCTTTTTATTTTTCCGCAGATAGTTTAATACTGTTGTTCTTTGTGATTTTAATTCCATAGTAACCTCCTTTTTATATGGTGGTGTCTTTGTTAAAAGGGGGATGCAGCGGGCATATAAGACACCTTGAACTTTGCCCTGCAACTCTTATAACGGGATGTCGTCATCAAGCGGGTCGCTTACTGGAACATCCTTTGGTTCAACTTTAGGTTTGTTTTCAGCCACTTTCATTGAGCCAGATAAGTATGCTGTTCCTTTCTGGGATACTCTGTTCCAAAGAGCAACCTCATACTCAATGCCACCGATTAAAGCTGTTCCCTTATAGTCTGGGCGTTTGTCGTTTCCACCTTTGTCATTGACAAACAATGAAATGCCACCATCTTTTTTCTCTACCATTTTATTCTCCTTTCAAAATCCACTTTGACTTTACAATATATGGGTCTTCGTCAATATCTACAGATATATTTACTCTAGCATCACCATCTTTTGAAAACCCACATAAAACGCCATCAATAAATTGCATATATTCTCCTTCATCAATCCTATAAAACCGAGAGTATATTTTTTTATTTGTGTTTTTTAATTTCAAGATATCTTTTGCTGTTTTGAGATATTTTATGTCCATATTTTATTCTCCTTTCTTTTGTGCAGGTTTTTTCCAAACAAAAACAAAATTACCTTTTCTATCAACAATGACTAATGAAGATATGTTTCCGTCTTTGTCATACTCAATCGTTTGAACAGAATAGCGTTCGTTCTTATCTTTCAAAAACTTTTTGCCATCCTTTTCAACAACCTCGGCAGGAATAAGGATTGTAGGGGCTGTGTATAACTCACGACCGATACCCCACTTAAAGCCTGCACGCTTGAAGGCATCTGATGCTTCGCCCTTTTTCTCGTTGCCATCGCCATCGGATTTGCTTTCAATACCGCAATCCCATTTCCAAACCCAGTTATCTTTTTCGTCACGAACAGCAATGCCACAATACATATTGTCTTTGACAACCTTATAATCGCATTGCCAGTTCATAGCACCATAGGTTTCGTCTAGGATGTCCATATCTACACGGGCTGTCTTGTATAATAAAGCAACAACACCGCTCCACTTTTCTGTCTTGATGATTTGCTTTACCTTAACCTCAATTTCATCCGCCTTTAATTTTCTCATATTATTCCTCCGTGTTTGTTCCAAATAACTTTTCAATAATTCTTTCTGTTACCGCAGAAAGTTCAAACATTGTTGAAGATGCTATTGCATAAATAACCGCCTCACTATTTTGGTTTGTAGCGTTATTATTTATAGCATCTACAATCGCCTTTCTTGCAATCTTAATGCCTTCCAACATACCTTTCTCATAGTCCATATTGCTTGATAAGGCTGGTGCAAAAGTTTCTGTTGGCTTCTGTTCTCTTTCCTGTTTGTGTTTGCTAATCTCAATAGACCTAAACACACCTTCTATCTTTTGTTTCAGCTTGCCTGTCATTTTGTGTGACTTGCTTCCGTTCAAACACTCGTTCAAGTAATACTTGCCTACGCCACAGCATTCAGCTAAATAGCTAGAAGAAATGCCTAAGTCAATCATTTTTTGGTTCATTTGTAATAAGTTCATTTTATACCTCCTTAATAGTTGCCAAATTGTAATCTATCTTTTACCAAGTTTTCAAAATCAACATCGTTCTCTATGATTTCCATAAACTCTTTCATATCAAACTGGTCACGAAACGATGCCCGTTCCAACTCGCCTGCTGACATACAGCAATCGTGTGGGTCAACATCACTTGGCAAACCCCAATCGTATTTAAGATAATATCTTTTTAAGATTTCATCCACATATTCTGTTAAAGTTTTATTCATTTTACACTCCTTTTTTGTTTTTACACTACTAATATACTACATTTTTTATTATATGTCAAGTAAAAAAATAATAATTTTTAATTTTTTTTATCTTTTTCTCCTTTCATTAACCATTTGTTAACCTCTAAAACCACCAAAAAACAATTTTTCTCCCGCTCTTCTAGCAGCCACCGCCTCCTCAACTGTGTTATAATGACCAAGAGAATATTCTTTCCTGTTCAGCATTATTCTTGCTCTGTATTTATTATTAAATCTTGACACGCCTATTGGCAAATCCCTGTTTTTTGTATTGCTACAATTCATTGTGTTTTGGTGTTGTGTGCAAAACCTTAAATTGTCTTTTCTATTGTCTAGTTTGTTTCTGTTCTTGTGGTCAGTGATTACCTTTGGGTCGCCCACAGACAAAATAAACCTGTGCATTTTTACCAGTTTATTATTTATTCTTGAAACGGCGTATCCTGTCTTTGAAACGCACCAAGTATGTTCAAGTATCTTTGGCAAATCATCGTTGTCAATGAATATTCTCTCTCCGTTCTTTGAAATAAGCGTAGCATATTTACGATTATAAAAGTATTCGTTGCTCATTTATACCTCCAATTCTGTAATCTTAACTTCAATTCTTGGTTGGTCAGAGTAAAGTTTTTCAAAGTGAAGTGATGCGACCTGTGCATCATCGTTCCAGAAGGCAAGTCTAGTTAAACAATCGTTAAACATTTTACACAGGTTGTCGCAATCGCTTTTTGTTTGACACCACATTTCGCCTCTTGCTCTATTTTTCTTTGTTTCGCTTTTCCTCCACGAATAAACCCATCTTATTTCAAGTTTTAATGCGCCTTGCAAGGGGGTTTGTGGTGCGTGTTGATACAACATAGCCAACAGCTCTTGTTTCGTTTGTGTTGCCTTTGAATTGGCTTTCTTGCCAATGAAGTATTTTCCTGTCTTTTTGCTTTTCAAAATCATACTGCTACCCTGTGCGGTATGTTTTGGTGGTTCACAATGTAGAATAAACTCTATTTGCATTTTGTCCTCCTATAATCTATCAGTTCAGCACTCAAACAATCGGCGACAACGCTCATTTTTTTCTTTGTCATCCTGCCTGTTGGCTTTCTAATTGTTATCACGCTATTGTTGTTATACACCATAGTTCCAATACGAACCTCGTGGTTTTCCACATAAAATACTGTTTGTCCTACTTTCATTTTAAGCCCCTTCCTTAAAAAATGGTCTGCCCTGCCTTTTGGCAAAGTTTATGAATTGCTTGGCAATAAAAGAATAATCTACTGCTTGACCTAGCTTTGATTTGATAAGCCATTGTTCCACAGAGTGAATAACATCCTCTGGCATTTCTTGAACATACACTTTCAACGCTTCGCATTGGCTAGCAGAAAAGTTCTTGTCAATGACAACTTGATTTGTTCTAATCTTACTACCAACTTTTTTAATTATATTATTTATATTTATATTATTATTTAATTTACCAGTAGTATTATCTCTATCTCTATCTATATCTTTATCTACAACTTGAATAGCATCTTGATTTTCAACTTGATTATCAACTTGATTTTCAAGATGATTATTTGGCTTTCTACCAGCACCCTCTCTATGACCGCCCCAATTCTCAAAAGATTTTATATCAATCAAGCAATCAAGTGTGTCATCAACGAGGTCATCCCCCGTCTTTGTGAAAGTTCCTGTCTTGATAAGTTCTAGTAATTGTTTGTCATAATTACCAAACCGCAGGATGATGTCCAACTTTCGTTTGTCAATTATGATTTTTTGGCTGTTCTTGTATTGCATATTTCGTTCCTTTCGTTAGTTCGTTTATGTCATCGTGGAGTTTTGAAATGTTTATTGAAATAACCTTTTCCATAACAGGCGTAAAGCCCTTGATTTGTTTCAAGTCCTCAATAAGTCTGCCATAGTGTTTTGAAAACTGATAGTTTATTTCGTCTTTCATTTCGTTGCTCCTTTGTTGGCTCGTTCCAACAATTCCACTCTTGCACATTTTTACTCCTTTGTCAAGATAATTTTTCAATATAAATACCAGTATAGAGCATAATCTTTTGGTCGCCCTCTTTGTTTATAGTTTTCAGCCAAGCAAGTCCATTGTGCAAGCACCATATTCTTGCCTCATATACGCTGTGAAACTTCTCCCAACTTACTGGTTGTCCGTCTTTGATTACGATATACATTTTTGCCTCCCTTCATTGTATGTGTATCAACTTTTTAGAAAATTGTCAAGGTCTTTTTCTTGATAGGTTAAACCCTTTTTCAAGTCCTCTTCCAAAAATCTAAACTCTTTACTGATGGCAATATAAGCCAACTGGGGCAAGTTCAATTCAAGCAATTTGCTTTCAAGTTTCTTGAAATGTCTTGCGGTTATGTGTGTAATGATTTCATCCGTTGTCATTTTCTACTCCTTTCTTTAATTCCATCCGTCTGTAATTTCTTTTTTGCCTGCTCTAATTTGTGATATAATATACATATATCTTTGTGCCTCGCTACTTGCTGGGTCGCAACAATTAAAGCAATCAAAAAAGTAATCCATCGCCTTTTTGTTTGTGTCAAACTCTTGTGTTTGTCCATAACAAGTGATTTTAATTTTTTGCTTTTTCATAGTTTCTGCTCCTTTCATAATTCCTGATGACCCAATGTGTAGCCGTCAAGGACTAATAATTCAATTGCATCTTGTTCTGTTTGGACACCAAGTGGGTGTTTTTCCTTAAAGATTTCAATGCTTTCATCACATATTCTGCCGTTTTCAATCATATCTTGCACAAACACAACAAGTTTTTCCTTTGGCACTAGGTCAATAAGGTCAAAAACATCAAACGGGCCAATTTCCCCGTCAAGATAGATAATTTTATAAACTTTCATTTTTCTTTCCTTTCTTATTCTGCGTTATCTACAACCTGCACAATATATGTGGGGAAATCATCCGCTTCCTCATCATAGTCCTGTGGCTCTGTCTTGTTCAACTCGTCTGCCTTGTTTTGTGCGGTTTCATAACTTTCATAAAAGCCAATATCAAAACAAGGATAAACATCCCAAATACCAGTATCGTGGTCGCGACCTTTCCAACAAATAATAAATATATTTTCCATTTCTTGCTCCTTTCTTTAATCTGTTAAATAATCGTTGGCAAAAGTGTTTTCCAAGCGGTCTTGTAAATCGTCCATTTTTTCATTGGAAGGTCTTTTGCCAGTGTTCAGTTTAATATCGTCTTTCGTATATGTTTGCCAAATACAATAGTGCTTTTGTTGTAAGGCATACAACAAGTTTGTTGCTGTTTCATATACAAAATCGTCGTGATATTCGTCTAGGATTTTTTCTGCCAAGTCGTTTGGTGTTAAAATGTTGCTCATATTATGCTCCTTTCTTTACAATTCAATGTCATATTGTGGCTCGCCGTGTTCATCATAGATGGTCAAGTTTTCACATAATTCAATTTGCCCATCATCCCTTTGATAAAATGTTCCTGTTAGCATTTTATAATCAAAGTCAAAATAATCGGGCTCGTCTGTGTGCATTGTGTTAGAACACTTTAATTTTGCCCACTCTTTTGCCTCGTCAAGCGTATTAAAAGACAAGTCCTTTAATTCGTCTATCGTTTCAACAATTCTTTTCATTTCGTTGTAGTTCATTTTATGCTCCTTTCATTATTCAATTTCCAGTATTGTTTTTCCATCGCTGTTTAGAACAGAAAAGTTTTTTACCAATTTAATCTTGTCCGTTTCTTTGTCTTTTACAAAACTACCCTCAATAACAAACACGCCTTCGGGGGCATCACAATAAAAGTCGCAACAATCGTCATCTTGATAGTAAATTGTATCAACACAACCTTTTAACTGGTCAAAACTATTAAATTGTTCCAAACTTTCCAAGTATGATATTGTCCTAAAAACCTTTTCCAAAAGTCCGTATGTAATTTTGTTCATTTTTAACCCCTTTCATTATAACTCGGCTCTAAACTCGCAATAGCCATTTTGTTTAACACAATTCAAAATCTTTTGCCCAAGACCTAAATCGGCATACTCGCTCAATAGGTATCTGCACCTTTCTAAATCAACGCCCAAAAACTCGGCTAATTGTTCGTGTGTATATGCCCTACCATTGCCAAAAAACTTGTCAATTTTAGTCTTGTAGCCCCGTAGATTTTTCTTGATTTGGGCAATTTCATTTTGAATATCGTCAAGATTTGACTTGTCAAAATAATAGTTCAAGTAATTCGGCTCGCATCCCTCAACGCCAAACCTATCGGCTGCATTGCTATCTTGAATAGCAAACCAAAACTTTCCTTCAATATCGCCATCATAATAACGCCCCATTTTATGCCTCCTTTCTTTCTGTTTCGTCAATTCCAGCCCATTGCCATAGCAATAGTTCATTTGGAAAATACTCTTTTATTTCTGTTTGGTGGCTGTTCAAAAAAGCAATATCGCCCCAAGATAAAGCCCCCTCATTGTTTATGATTTTGCGCAAGCGTTTCAATTCGTTATACAAACTACTTTCTTTTTGTGTTTCTGTTGTCATATTATACCCCCTTTCTTTTTTCAAAAAATGTTTCCCATTTTTCAAGTTCTTTCATTTCGCCAAGAGTATATTCCGCAAGCCCACCGCAACAATCATTTTCGGCGTGTTCGCTGTAATTCGCTATTTTTTCAAGCGTTTGTCTTGCTAATTCAAGTTGCATTTTTCTTTTGTCTGCTAGTGCCGTCCAAAACTCAACAAGTCTTTGCAACCCCTCTATTTTTTCCATTTCATTTTCCATAGTCTTTTTCCTTTCTTTCTTTTTTTTCTTTGGCAAGTTTCAACCGCTTGCCCTTCGGTTTCGGCTTTGCACCGCTAGAAAGTCCAATCTCTCGGGCTTTCAAGTGGTGGGGGAAAGTTTCCCCCTTTCATTTTATAGCAATATAGTCGCTACCACACAAAAGATTTCCAGTTTCGGTGCTCCAACAACCCAAATTGAAAACGCCTTTATTTTTTCCAAGCAATCGCAAAAGTTCTTTTTTTCTGTCGCTTGCCCATAGTGTCAAGAACAAGCAATTTTGTTTGTGGTCGGTCGCTGGCTTAAAGTTTTCAAGCCCGTTTGGGATGCAAAAAAGTCTTTTTAGTGTTTGCCCGTTTCTATTTACAAGATTTATTGAATATACATAGTTAAAAAACATTTTCCGCTCCTTTCATTGTCCGCATTTCGCCTCGGGGTATTGTTCGCATATGCGCCAATAGTCCTCTGTTTCGTATTGTTCCAATTTGTCTGGCAAGGTGTAAAGTGATACGCCAAGCATAGCAATTGCACCGCCAAAAAATAAGATTGTAGCCAAGTTCAAAACAAGTCTTTTCATTGTTTCGCCTCCATAACAATTTTTTCTTGTAATTTTAACAATTTGTTTGTTCTTTCATTGTCCAAGCAAAAAAGCATTGTTCCCATTTCTTGCCAAGTAATAAAGCCGTCTTGTTGGTTTTGCATAATTGCTTTTGCCTTTTCATTGTATTGTTGGTCTAATTTCCGCAAGCGTTCAAAAATAGTCATTTTCGCCCCCTTTCATTAGTCCAATCTTTCGCAAATCTTTACTTTTTCAAAGTGGGTGCCCAAGTGGGCGTTGATATATTGCAAAACATCCGCCCAATTTCCCGACACACAAAAGCCGCTGTTTTTACTATCGCCCCAACAATACCCCTTTTTATCATAAAAAGACATTGATATGTGTGTTTTCATAATATAAAACTTTGAGTATTTGCTTTTTTTCCAAGAGTGCGGGCATATTTCAAGCATTTTTTTCTTGTTCTTTGAGATATAACAGAAAAAGCGAAAGTTTCCCATATCACTATTTTTTGCCTCAAAACTATTTTCCCAAAAATCACAACCTCTTTTTTCAACTTTCAAAATCTTTGTCATTTTTTTTGTTTCCTTTCTTTTCATTGTGGGGCGGGAGTTCCGCCCCGTTCTTTTGTTGTTATTGTGCCAACGCTTTTTGGCGTATTTTGGCTTTTAATATGTCGGCAATCTGTTTTTTTGTGTAGCCGTTAAAAACGCCATCCGCAAGAAAGCAATCGCCCCCGATAAAGCCAACACCCCGCCACAAGTCGCCAACGCTGTTGGAAAGTTCTTTTTTCATTTGGAAAGATACAACTTTTTTCATTTTCCGCCCCTTTCACTAATCGGCCAACGGCAATTTTTCAAAATCGGCCTTTTTCATACCGCAAAAAGCGAAAATGTGGCGCCCTGTTGTTTTTGTCCATCCGTTCCAGTGGCGCAAGATTTCCGCCCCTTTCATTGTGGCAATTTTCGTGTTGTATGAATATAGTGTTTTTTTGTCGCCGTCAATTTCAACTTTGGCTTTGCCGTAAAAACTTTTTTCTTTTTGCGTTGCCGCTGGTGTTAAATCGTAAAACATTTTTTTCCTTTCGTTTTCCGTTCTTTTTCTTTTTGTTCTTTTGCCCTTTACAGACGGCGACTGATACACTTTTTTCGCGGTGCTAGGCGGTTTTTTGTGCTGGTGGCGTGGGTTTTTGCTTTCGTTGGCTCACCCATACAAGCCCCAACCTTTCAACGCCTCTCATTATAGCCGAAAAAAGCACATATGTCAAGAAAAAAAATAAAAAAAATTATTTCCTTATTTTTCAATAACTTATTTTATGATTTTTTTTAATATCAGCCACTGCAAGAAAAGAAAATCTAATCAAAAACGGCCAAAAACTAGCCACTTTTTGAACGAATCGCAAAAAACGAAAATCCAAAATTGACAACCTATTGAAAAATAAACAAAAAATCACTATTCGCCGATTCGTTTTTTTATGGTCTTTTTTTGTGCATCATACACACCCGCTACGCGCACGCGCGTAATATCTTCTTGCGGATACATACGGCACAGCCGACACACCGCAATTTTGATGGCGTGCTGGTTGTCGCTGGCATTTACAATACACTTTTTGGTTGTGGTATTTCCCTTGCTGAACATTATCAAGTAGTTTTTTGGATGATGGCTAGACTTTTTCCCCATTGTTTTGAACTCCCAACTTTTAACTTTTAACAATCTTTTTTTAGTGGTTTATTATCTCTTTTTCGTTTCTTTTTCTTTTCCTGTTATAGCCCTTTTTTATCGTGTGCCCTTACTCAATCGGGGCAGGGCGTTTTTTTCACGATTAAAGGGGGCTTTTTTTGTTCAACCCACCCCCCGAAATCCGCCCCTTTCATTAGCGTTATCTAATCCCTCTAGAAAATTCGGCTCATCAGGGGGCTTCCCAGCAAACAGACGGAGCTGTTTTTGGGTAAAGAAATCCCTTATAGGAAATTTGTGTTAATAGTATAGTAGATATAATCTTTTGGATTAGATGTCTGGTCAGCCTGTAACATTGTTCTCTACTGGAAATTGTATCTTTGGGGGATACACTGGCGGTCGTGGAGGTCCACACTTATTTGCTAAGCAATACTATCTACCTAGCAAATATGAATGTGCTAAGACATTCATCAGGATTCTTTGTGATGCACCAAACTGGAGTAAGAAGTGGTACTACCTTTTCCCACATTTTCAAAATGTTCTTGACATTCTCACAAAATCAACTTACAATATAGTTGTTTGGTGTTAATGATAGGGTAGCACCTTTTAGCTACCCTGTCAAGCAAAAAAGGAGATTTTTTTATGATTACAAGAATGTTCAAAAGAATCAACCTGTTAGGACTAGACTTTTATGTAGATTGGATACAAGAAACAGGTGAGTTTATATCTATAAAAGAAGTACATAGTGGTAGAATTTTTGTTTATAAGGGATTAATTGGCCCTGATGGTGTCTTAGTTGAACAAATGTTCCGTGATGCTGTTGGTGCTTATAAGCCAGAACCACAAAAAGAAGAAAAAATTGCGGAGAAAAAGCCCGTTGCTGAAAAAAAAGTTGAGGTCGCGCCTGCGGCTCTGGAAACAGAACAACCAAAGGAAGAACTGAATGGTAAAAAAGGAAAAGGACGTAGTAGAAAATCTAAAGAATGAAGTCCAAGTTGTCTATGAAATAGGCAGTTCCGTTGAAAATGGGGTGGATTTTGTTGGTGATTTCTATCTATTCAATCCAAAAGAGCTTAAGTTCTTAGAAGAATTTGCTAAGGACTTGAATCCTGTACGTGCTTGCCAAGAAGTTGGCTATAAGGAACCTGAACAAGCAGCCAAAAGATTGCTTGAAATTGAAGCAATTAAGGTTGAATGTAAGGCAATTTATGATGCTAGGTTCAAAGCATTGAGGATGACTCAAGAACAAGCCGCTGCTAAACATATTTCTTTAATGGAAAAGTTTGAACAAGACTATGATAAGATGGACCCTGGCGATAAAGCTAGGATGGCCAACGCATTATCCAAGGCAAGTGGCGACTATCTAAGGGCTGCTGGCCTGTTTGGTAAGGAAAATAAACAAACACCTAACGTTGTTATTAACTTAAATATAGCCGATAAAGATAAGGGGGTTGTAATAGATGGCCACGCAGAATAAAAAAAAGAATAAAATTATTAAACTTAAGATGTGTGTGCTTGAATTTGGGCTTCCAAAGTTTGTTGAAAAAGAATTTAAGTATGTTCCTTGGGATGAATTAATGAAAGAAGAACAAAATGGCCACACCAAATAGTGGATATTCACTAGATTATAATGCAAGTCGCATTGGAAAGCTGTTCCACGCAAGCAAAGCGTTTGTTCGTGGGGTTATGGGGCCCGTTGGTAGTGGAAAATCCGTTATGTGCTGTATGGAAATCTTTAATAAAGCCATATCTGCCACACCTTGTAAGGATGGAATAAGGCGTTCTAGATGGTTGATTGTCCGTAATACAACGCCACAGTTGGAAACAACAACTATTAAGACGTGGTTATCGTGGTTTCCAGAGCACGTTTTTGGAAAAATGAACCTAAAACCACCCATAAATCACCAAATAAAGTTTAATGATGTGGAATTAGAAGTGATTTTTTTGGCTTTGGATAGGCCAGAAGATGTTAAAAAGCTGTTGTCTTTGGAATGTACAGGGATTTGGTACAACGAAGCCAGAGAAATCTTAAAAGAAATTATTGATGCTGGTACAATGCGTGTCGGTCGTTATCCAAGTAAAAAAGATAAGCCAGATGATGTTCCTGCTGAGAAGTTTCCAAGTTGGTATGGCGTTATTATGGATACAAACCCACCCGATGATACACATTGGTGGTATAAATGTGCCGAAGAAGATGAATGGACAAGGAATGAATTTGGGGTTTTGGTTCCAAAAGAACAATTCCCAGAGAATATGAGATGGGAATTTTGGCAACAACCAAGTGGATTATCACCAGAAGCAGAGAATATTGAGAACTTACCACGTGGATATTATGAAAGAATTGCCTCTGGCAAGGATAAAGAGTGGATTAATGTATATGTTCACGGACATTATGGGTTTATTCAAGATGGACAACCTGTATATGTACACGAATGGAACGATAATTTACACGTTAAAGACCATATAGACCTTAATCCATACCTTCCCGTGTACATTGGATTGGACTTTGGACTAACTCCGTGCGCTATTTTTGGGCAAAGGGATAAAAGATTGTCGTGGAATGTGCTAAAAGAACTCATAACAGACGATATGTCGGTGCGACAATTCGCAAAATTATTGAAAGCAACCATACTAGAGTTCTGTCCAAAGAACGATATTTACATTTATGGTGACCCAAGTGGTGCTTTTAGAAAAGATAGTGATGCTGATACCTCGTTCCAGATACTAAAATCAGAAGGTTTGTTTGCAAGGCCAGCACCAACAAACAATATTGTGCCAAGATTAGAGAGTGTAAGGGAGCCATTAAAGAGATTAGTAGATGGGAAGCCAGCATTTAACCTTGATAAGTCGTGTAATGTGCTTAGAAAAGGATTTAATGGAGGCTATAAATATAAAATAGTATCTTATTCTGGGGAAGCAAAGCTTGCTATGGAACCAGATAAGAATCAATACTCACACCCACACGATGCTTTGCAGTATATGATGATGGGGGGTGGCGAATATAAAGTTGTTCGTGGACAAAATAGCAAACCATTGAAAACATTTAAGATGCATAGCAAATGGAAGGTGTTTTAATGAAAGTATATTATTGCTTTTGTAATGGAAAAAGAAACTGGCTTAGGATTTTCAAAGAAGGCTTTAGACACGTATTTGTTGCAATTAATTATGATGACGTATTTTTCGTGCTAGAAGATAGTTTTCAGGGGTTTTATCCTAACCTTTTATTAAAGGATGATTTTTTTTACTTTACAAAGATAAATAATTGTTCTATACTAATAATGGAAGGTAATAAACCGACCAAAAAAAAGTTTGGCATTTGGTATTGGGCCCCGACTTGTGTAAACTTTTGCAAAGCTGTTGGAAACCTAAGAACAAAAGCACAAACACCGTGGCAATTATACAAGTATCTATTAAAGAAAGGTGCTAAAAAATGGGTGGATATACAAGACAAATCACAGGACAGCAAGCATCCAAGCGAGCCGAAGCCGCAGCAGCCCAACAACAAGCTGAGATGGAAAAAGAAAAAGAAAGTGCTCGCCAAGAAGCCGAACAAATTGCTCAAGAACAATCAAGAAAGTTTAGAGCAAAACAACAACGGGGGATTCGCTCTCTTGTAGAAACGTCAGAAATTGGGTCTTTGGGATAACACTATGAAATCAATGGATAAATCTGTTTCAAAAATGCTAAATAGCCTTAACCGAAAAAGAATAGAAAAGGAAAAGGCCGAAGAAAGAATTGGCGAAACACTAGAAAACCAAGCACAAGTTAATTTAGTATCTCTAAAGGAACTCATTGAAGTACAAAACGCAGAAAAAAGTATTACAAATTTCAAGAAGTTAATCAAAACAACAAAGTAAAACTGAAAGGACAGAAAATGGGGCTCGGTAAAAGTATTAGCAAAGCGGTAAAAGGCGTTACAAAAGCTGTTACTAATCCAAAAACATACAAAAACCCAAAGACATTGGCAGGCGTTATTGCTGCACCATTTACGGGTGGAGCATCTTATGCTTTGACAGCCAATGAATTGGTGAACACAGGTCGTGGAATGGAAGCTGCGG